GATTGTTGATTCACTAAAAGGCTTGTTTGTTCCACAAGAAGCCATTGGCGAACAATATCGGAAGGGCCTGATGGGCAGGGATTCCGCTGGGATGAACTGGAAAATGGACCAGAACGTGGTTAGCCAAACCTTTGGCAATAGCCCTACGGCCGTTTTATCGTGCAATACAAGCACCGCAACCGGATTCTTAACATCTGGATGGGCACAAACATCAACAATCGCACTGAGCGCCACTACGGCCGCCGGTAATTTGAACGTTGGTGATGTGATCCAAATCGCCGGTGTGTATGCCGTTAACCCACAAAACCGCCAAGCCTATGGTTCCAACAAGTTGAGAAACTTTGTTGTTACACAAGCCGCCACGGTTGCAACATCCGGCACAACTAGCGTAACCGTTAGCCCCGCCGTGATTACAAGCGGTCAATTCCAAAACGTTAGCGTTACTAACGCCGGTGCATCCGCCGTTACACCGTTCAACAATAGCGGAACCGTTTCACCCCAAAACATCATCATGCACCGTAACGCATTCTGCTTGGCAGTAGCCGATCTCGAATTGCCTGAAGGTGTACATTTTGCGGGCCGTGCTTCCGATAAAGAAATCGGACTTTCAATGCGTGTCGTACGTCAGTACACCATCAACAACGACTCAATTCCAACTCGTTTGGATGTGTTGTATGGATGGGCACCTTTGTATCCCGAATTGGCTTGCCGCGTTGCCGCCTAAACTAAATTAAGGAGTAATTAACATGAGTAATCCAGGACCCGCAACCACAGTAAGCAATCACCCCCAAAACTTGGCCACAAACCAAGCGTTGCGTTTGATTGCTTCCGCACAATCCGTAAACTTGGCCGTTGCCGGTGATACCGCATCGATCGTTTTGGATGTGTCTAAATTTGTGCCCACAAGCGTTGTAATTACTAACGGCCTAAACTCTAGCGGTGCAACAACCACTATTGCAACGGCAACCGTTGGTGTTTACACCGGAACGGGCCAAACCGGTTCAACCATTTTGACTACCGCCGCTTTAACAAGCAACACCGGTGGCCCTTATGTGACCATTTCAACCGCAACAAATCCTAACACCGCTATTTCTAGCCCAACTAACATTTATGTGAACGTTGGAACTACGATTGCCGCGACTTGTGACGTATTTGTTTACGGCTATGACCTTACATTTTTACCCTAATTTGTGAGTAAATAAGGGGAAAGCCATCCACAAAACGGGTGGCTTTTTTTATTTTTCAAGATACAATCAACGCAAAGGAGTTTTTATGTCATTACAAACTACGATCCTTAGAGGTAATATCCTCAATTCTTTCCTTGTTTACCCCACTTTGACACCCGCAGCGGTTTCCGGTTCACAAGCAACACAAACATTTACGATTCCTGGCCTTGTGGTTAATGATTTCGTAAATATTTCATTGCAAGGTGCGCAAACAACCGGTGTTGGCATTGCAAACGTTTGGGTTTCTGCCGCTAACACATTGTCAATTCAGTTTACAAATAGCACGGGTTCATCCGCAACGCCCGCATCCGGTGTTTACACATTGGGTGTTGATCGTTTGGAAGGCACCGTTCTACCAACTAATGCCGCATAATCATGGCCGGATCAACCGTTCAACGCAATAGTGGTCAAACCGTTGCTTTATCCGTTACAAGCACCGCGCATTCAAGCACGTTGATTGCCGGATACACGAATGACCAAATTAACTACGCATCCTTTTTGAACACCGGTGCGGCACCTATGGCGATTAAGTTTTCTAACGCATCGCCTTGCCCCGCACCCACGTTCCCAACGGATGGGACAAATGGTGATTATGTTTTACCCGCCGGTATGACATCACCATTGATTCTTGCTACGCCCGCCGCGCCGTTTTACATGACGGCGATAAGCAATAGTGGCACCGCCGGTTTACTTTATGTAACACCGGTTGGCGATCAAAGCTAAAGGAAAGTTATGGCTGGCCCTGCAAAAACCATTGACCAAAATATATTACCCGTTCAAGCATATTTTGATGTTTACGGTAATTTTCAAACGTTCATTGGGCAGGGCCAGGCATTCACCGTTCCGATCAATCCGATCCAAAGCGGATTAACGATCACCAATAGCACCTTAGATTCTTCACCGATTGGTGCAACAACGCCATCAACCGGCGTTTTTACCAATATCACCACTACAACCGGAACAATTACAACAACACCGGCGAATAGCACCGATATTGCAAACAAATATTATGTTGACACGGTTGCACAAGGGCTAGGCCCCAAAGCGGCGTGCCAAGTGGCAACAACCGCAAACATCACGTTAAGCGGATTGCAAACAATTGATGGCTACACAACATTAGCCGGTGATCGTGTTTTGGTTAAAAATCAAACCACATCATCACAAAACGGAATTTACATAGCATCGGCAAGCGCATGGGCACGTTCTAGTGACATGAACGTTTGGTCTGAATTTTCCGGTGCTTACACGGTTCTTTTGAATGGTGGCCAAGCTAACACCGGATGGGTTTGCACGGCATCATCTAGCGGAACATTGGGCACAACGGCCGTTCCTTGGGTTCAATTTAGTGGAAATGGAACCTATTACAACGGAACCGGCCTAAGTTTAACCGGCAACACATTTAGTATTACAAACACCGGTGTAACGGCCGCAACCTATGGTTCGGCAAGCCAATCGGTTACTTTAGCGGTGAATGCGCAAGGCCAAATCACTAGCGCAAGCCAACAAAACATTGCGATTGCCGCAAGCCAAATCACAAGCGGAACCATTTCAACTAGCCTAATTAGTGGTTCATACACCGGAATTACCGGCGTTGGAACAATCACGGTTGGAACATGGAACGGAACCACTATTGCCCCCGCGAATGGCGGAACCGGTGCAACAACGCTAACCGGATATGTTAAAGGCAACGGAACAAGTGCTTTTACGGCCACAACCACTATCCCGAACACGGATATTACCGGTTTGGGCACAATGTCAACGCAAAATGCCAATTCCGTTTCAATCACGGGTGGATCGGCAACGCTTTCAACATTGGTTACAAGTGGCTTAACCGGCTATCTTTATGGCAACGGATCAAGTGCGGTTAGCGCATCAACCACAATTCCAACATCGGCGTTAAGTGGTAATTTTGTAAGCACATTTAGCGCGGGAACCACGGGATTTACGCCATCAACCGGCACAACGGGGGCGGTTACGCTTGCCGGAACATTGAATGTTGCCAATGGTGGAACCGGTGTAACCGCATCAAGTGGTGCTAATTCGGTTGTTTTGCGTGATGCAAACGGCAACATCACTACTAATTGCTTGTTTGAGGGCTACACAAGCCAAGCTGCTAGCACATTGATTACGTTGACAGCTTCTTCTGTCCAGAATTGGGCCATTACAGGCTCTGGCGGTCAGACGATTAAACTGCCTGATGCAACTACGCTGCCCAATGGCGCTACGTTTACGTTTAACAATAACCAATCTAGCGGCACGATTGTTATTCAAAACAATTCGTCCACTACGGTTGTCACGGTTCAATCAGGCTCTTACATTACAGTTGTTTTGTTGAGCAACTCAACAGCAGCAGGGTCGTGGGATTACCATAATTCGACGCCTAGCAACGCAAGCTGGTCGACTAACACGCTGAATTGGGCTGGTTCTTATACAAACGGCACATGGAACGGTAACGTTGTTGGCCTTGGTTATGGCGGCACAAACGCTAATTTAACCGCCGTTGCCGGTGGTGCGGTTTATTCAAGTGGAAGCGCATTAGGGATAACCCCCGCCGGAACAAGTGGGCAAGTTCTAACTTCTAATGGATCATCGGCCCCAACATGGCAAAGCGTTAGTGGATCGATTTCAATTAGTGATGATACAACCACAAATGCAACCCGTTATTTAACGTTTACAAGTGCCACAAGTGGATCGGTTTCAACCGAATACACAAGTTCAACAAAGCTACAATTTAACCCTAGCACGGGAATTATTACGGCAACGCAATTTAGTGGATCGGGTGCCGGTTTAACATCAATTCCCAATAGTGCTTTAACCAATTCAAGCGTAACCGTTGGATCAACCGCCATTAGTTTGGGCGGAACGGCCACAACAATCGCCGGATTAACATCGGTTACATCAACCACTTTTGTGGGTGCGTTAACCGGCAACGCAAGCACGGCAACAACGGCCACAACCGCAACCAACGCAACCAACATTGCCATCACCGATAACACAAGCACCAACGCAACGTATTATCCGGTTTTTGTAAGCAATTCAAGCGGAAATAATGCCGCAACAACATCATCAACTAAGCTAAAATATAATCCATCAACCGGTGCGTTATATGTAAGCGCTATTTATATAGCACCATAAGGGGAAAACATGGGCCAATTAGTCTTTTCGGCAACATCGGGCGGTCAAATAGCCCTAAGTGGAACAAACACCGCATCATCACTAACCATCACCGTTCCAGCCGTTAACGGAACAATGGTTACAACCGGTGATACCGGAACGGTTACGGTTACCATGTTATCGGCAACCGGAACGCCATCAAGCACAACATATTTGCGGGGCGATGGAACTTGGTCAGCAATCTCCGGTGGTGTTAGTTTATCGGCAAATAACACTTGGACGGGAACGCAAACATTTAACGGAACATCTAGTGTTCTAGGTGCGGTAATGTTGGATGTTGCGGAAACCGTTAATGTGGTTGGATCAGCACCATCAAGTACAACCAACTTTTATGTTCAAAGCGGTGCTGTTCAATACTACACATCCAATGCTGCAAACAACTGGACACTAAACATTGCATTTAGTTCAGGAACATCACTTAATACCGCAATGTCAACAGGCCAATCAATAACAATTGCAATGTTGGCAACGCAAGGGTCAACTGCTTATTACAATTCTGCTGTAACAATTGATGGAACATCAGTAACACCTTATTGGCAAGGTGGAAGTGCTCCAACAAAAGGCAACGCAAGTGGTATTGATGTTTACACTTATACGGTTATTAAAACTGGAAGTGCAACATATACTGTTTTAGCATCACAAACACAGTTTTAATATGCCAAGCATTATTAACACAGGATCGCTGGCTGCTAAAGGGTATGGCTTTAGTAGCACAACTAAAATTTTGGGTGGCCCCTATTTTATAAATATGGTCACTTTTGCAAGTGGGCCTAAAATACAAGCAACATCTGTTGCTGTTGACAGTTCTGGAAATATAACATTAAGCGGAGTAAATGTTAATTCAATTACTCCATACTACAATTATTTTTATCAGTTAAATTCAACTGGTGTTTTGCAATGGCAAAGATATATAAATAATTCTTATCGTTATGGAACAACTTTACAATATATGACTGTTGACAGTACTGGAAATTTGCTTGTTACTGGATATTTAAGTAATTCTAGTGGGTCTGATGAAGAATCTCCTACAATTCAATTAGCTAATGATGGATCAATCAATTGGCAACACGTTAGATACATAAACAGTTCTAGTTTTTTGAGTAGTTCTCAAATTGCGGTTGATTCATCAAACAATGTTTATTCAAACGGAACATATAACGACTCAAGTGGTAATTTTGCTTGGTTTTTGCAAAGTTATAGTTCTGGTGGAAGTTTTCAATGGGGCAGAATATATCCTAGCACCGCAACAACAACTCAATATACTGGTTATGGTGTAACGTATGATTCTTTTTCAGGAAATCTTTATTGGAATGGTTTTGCTTATGTTAGCAGTCATGCGTATGCTGTTTTTCTAGAAACAGATACAAGTGGTAATTTGTTATCTCAAAATAGTAGAACTACTTATGTAACAAACGAAGATTTGAGGGGTAAACAAGTTGTTACTGATTCTTCTGGAAATGTTTATCATTTATGCGCTTGGTCTAGTGCCACGGGTAACCCCGGTTATTTTATTTTTAAATATGATTCAAGCGGAAATTTTTTATTTGGAAGACAATTCACTAATTCTTCTCACGGGCTTAATACAGCATCAATAGCATTAGATTCTGCAGGAAACGTTTATACAGTTAGTAATTATCAAGGTGTATTAGTAATAGCAAAAATGAATTCATCTGGTAATCTTGTATATCAAAATCAAATGACTTGCACAACAAATAATAATTTTTTGGCAAATGGTAATGCTATTATTATTGATTCTAATAATAATATGTATATTTACACATATTCAAATACAAGTGGTTACCCTATTCTTTTTAAATTACCCATTGACGGGTCAAAAACAGGAACATATTCCGTTGTAAACCCATCGCCAGCTGGAACTTATAATTTTACTTATGCAACATCTACATTGATAACTTTTTCTTCTAACGATGCTTCTGGCGGTGGAATTTCAAATTCATTTTCTAGTAATTCATATAGTTCAATAACAAACAATGTGACTTCCACCACGCAAACTTTTGGAACATCTACAAATTTAACAATTTAAGGAATCAATATGTACGCAAAAATAAAAGATTCAACGCTTGTAACTTATCCATACGGATGGGGGCAATTTGTTGCGGATAATCCTTATACAAATTATGGTCAAAACACAGATTTTGTAACATTGTTTCCAAGTACAACTTTGGGTCAAGAAGGCTACACGCTTGTTGCGGTTACACAAGTAACACAACCAACTATTGATCCAATAACGCAATACATTGCGGAAGGAACACCTGTTTTAGAAAACGGTGTGTGGACACAAGTTTGGAATGTTACACAAGCAAGTTCGGAAGAAATTGCACAAAGAAACGCAAGCCAAGCATCTAATATTCGCAAACAACGTGATGCTAAACTTGCCAAATGCGATTGGACTCAAGTTGCTGATGCTTCTGTTGACAAAGCAGCATGGGCTACTTATCGACAAGCGCTGAGAGATTTACCTAAGGAAACAGGATTTCCTTGGACTATGACATGGCCTACTGATCCCACAGGTGCAAAATGAAGTGGCAAGTAACCGATATTCACGCTAAAGATGGTGTTATAACATCCGCTAAATACTTTGTTAGCCATGTTGATGGAGATCAAACGGTTGAAACGGAAGGCTATTGGCATTTTCCAGAAGGTGGTAATGTTTCATTCAACAACGTAACCGAAGAAATGGTTATTGGTTGGATTAAAGAAGCATCTATGAAAGACGGCGTAAGTTCAATAGAATTGGCGTTAACAAATCAATTAAGCCAACCCCAAAAAGTAACGCCCCCTTGGTTGCCACAAACTTTTACAATTAAAGTATGAAAATTGAACTAAGCATTCCGCAAATCAATACAATCTTTGTTGCACTTCAACGCAACCAAGAATTGATTGCGCAAACAATGGATGAAATCCAAAAGCAAGTGCAAGAACAACAAACCCCAAAGCCCGCCGATGATGGGCATATTGTGGTTCCCGCATAAGGAAGAAGCATGACCGCGCCAACACTTCACCCAACGCAAGAACAATTGAAAGCTATGTTTGATTACATAGATGGAAAACTTGTTTGGAAAGTAAAGCGTAAAAGGGTAAATGTTGGCGATTTGGCCGGTGTTGTACATCCAAATGGCTATTTACGAACAGGATTAAATGGGCGTATCCATTTAAATCATCGTTTGATTTTTATGTTTCATCATGGTTATTTGCCTGAAATAGTAGATCATATTGATGGCAATAAGTTGAACAATAAAATAGAAAATTTGCGTGGTGCAAATAAAATAACAAATCAACAAAATCAAAAGATAAAAAAAGAAAACACATCTGGCTATAAAAATGTTAGTTTTTGCAAACAAACCAAAAATTGGGTAGTGCAAATAAAAGTTAACGGAAGATCAAAAACAGTTGCAAGATATGCAAATATTGAATTTGCAGATTTAGTCGCTCAAGAAGCTAGGGCTAAATATCATGGCGAATACGCAAGGAATTATTAAATGGCAACTTCACCCATAGACATTATTAGTTCCGCATTGAAAGATATCGGCGCTTTGGCGGCGGGGGAAACGCCCGATCCGGCGGCGGCGCAAGATGCGTTCGTAATGATGAATCGTATGATCGATCAATGGTCAAACGAACAAATGATGGTTTATTACAAAACCGAAATCATTTTTCCCATCACATCGGGACAAACGCAATACACCATTGGCCCAGGGGGGGAAATTGGGGCTAACTTTACCGGTTCTATTGTTAACAATGTGTTAACGGTTACGGCCATCACTAGCGGCGCTATTGCATTGGGCATGACATTAACCGGAACCGGCATCACAACCGGCACCAAAATTGTTGGCTTTGCAACCGGCGCGGGTGGCAACGTTAACGAATTGGGCACTTATTTGTTGAACATAAGCCAAACGGCCGCATCAACATCAATCAATGCTTTCTATCAACGCCCACTAAGCATTAATTCATCATTTGTTAGGATTAACACCAATAGCAACGGAACACCGATTATCAATGGTGGTTTGGATTATCCCGTTGCCGTGTTGAACCTAGAAAACTACAACATGATTGGTTTGAAAACGCTAAATGGCCCTTGGCCAAAAGCGGTTTATTACCAACCTAGCGATCCATTGGGCAACATTTTTGTTTGGCCTAACCCATCACAAGGCGAAATGCACTTGTTTTGCGATACGTTGTTTAGCAACTATGTCACTATCAACGATCCAATAATTCTTCCCCAAGGCTATGAAATGGCATTGGAATGGTGTTTAGCCGAACGTTTGATGCCTAGCTATGGCAAGGCAAGCGCAACGCAAATCCAAATGGTTAACGCATTTGCGGCACAAGGCAAATCAACCATTAAGCGCACCAACATGAAACCCGTTCAAAATTCCGCCTATCAAGATGCCATCCTAACTTCACGCCAACGTGATGCCGGTTGGATTCTTTCGGGTGGATTCTTCCGCTAATAAGGACACAAAATGCCTGATTTTGGGTTTGTCGGCGCTAGTTATGTTGCACCTAGCATTTATCAAGATGCGCAGGAGTGTATTAACTTTTTCCCCGAAGTTGATCCAACGAAGCAACCGCCCGAACGCGGTGTTGTGGCGCTTTACCCAACTCCAGGGCTTACAACGCAATTGGTTTTACCGGCCGGTGCGGAAGTTCGTGGCCTTAGAACCCTAAGTGGCGGAAGCCAAGCTATCGCCGTTTGCGGTGCTTATGTTTATCTTTTATCTAGCAACCTAACCCCCAATATTGTTGGCATTTTAAATAGCAATAGCGGGCGTGTAGGGCTAGTTGATGATGGCGTGTATGCCTACATAGTGGATGGCACATATCGCTATTCATGGCGCATTACAACGCCTACAACGGCCATATTTACCGGTTCAATTAGCGGAACCACTTTAACCGTTTCAAACATTCAAAGCGGCACAATTGCTATTGGCCAAGTTTTGTATGGCGTGGGTGTTTCCCAAGAAACGGTTATCACCGGTGGATCGGGATCATCGTGGACGGTTAACTTATCGCAAACGGTTGCATCCACATTGATGAATTCGTTGAACACAACAAGTTTTACCGGAACGATCACAACCGGCGCAACCAACGCCACGCTAACAACCACGGGAACGGCTTATTTAGGCCAAACCATCCAAGGTTCAACGGTTCCGGCGGATACGATTGTCACGGCGATTGGAACACCAACCGGCGGCAATAATGTTTACACACTATCTAGCAACACGGCGGTTACATCAAGAACGATGTATGCCCTAGATTTTACGGTTATGCCTAACAATGATGGGCCATTTATTGGCGCAACATCGGTTGATATTGTGGATAACTACTTTGTTTATTCACGCCCCCAAAGCCAACAATGGGGTTCTAGCGATGCGTTAAGCCCTATTTCACAACCATTATCGGTTGGTTCTAAGGATGGCGCACCCGATAAATTAGTGGCTTTGATTGTAGATCACCGCGAAGTGTATTTGATGGGTGAAGCATCTAGCGAAGTTTGGGTAGATGCCGGATTGTTTCCATTCCCATTCCAAAGAATCCCAGGAACTTCAACACAACACGGGATTGCCGCCCAAAATAGTTTGGCCCGCCTTGGCAATAGTTTTGCCTATGTTTCACGCAATTTGCGTGGACAAGGCCAAATTATGCAAATGCAAGGTTATGTTCCACAAAGGATTTCAACCCACGCGGTTGAAGCAACATTGGCCAACCAATACATAGATGATGCGATCGCGTGGACGTATCAGCTAGAAGGGCATGAAGTTTATGTTGTTTCGTTTCCTACAATTAACATCACTTGGGCTTTTGACGTTACAACCGGCTTGTGGCACAAATGGCTATACGTTAATGACTTTAACCAATACCAAAGGCACCGTGGAAATTGTTCATGTGTCTTCCAAGGCATGGTGCTTGTGGGTGATTACGCCAACGGCAAGATATATGAATTGGATAACACCAACTACACCGATGATGGAAATCCAATTAGGCGCATAAGACGGGCACCGCACTTGGTTTCGGATTTCCAAAGGCAATACTTTGAAGAATTGCAAATTCAGTTTCAACCAGGTGTTGGAACAACGGGTTTATCGGTTCAATCTTCAGGCATCACCTTGGCATCGCCTTATTACATTTTGCCTACACAAACCTACACGATTCCGGCAACGGCAACGGTTTATTTGGGCACACAAAACGCTATTAACCAAACAACCACAACAACCTATCCCCAAGCCATGCTTAGATGGTCCGATGATGGTGGTTCCACTTGGTCAAAAGAACATTGGGTTACGATTGGCCAAGCCGGTAAATACCAAAATCGTGCCATTTGGCGGCGTTTGGGGCAAGCTAGGGATAGGGTTTTTGAAGTTTCAATAACCGATCCCGTGAATGCGGTTATCGTTTCGGCTAATTTGAAGGCAAGCGGGGGTGAAAATTGAGCATCACAACAAATACATCGCAATTACAACCCTATCCGCAATCACCTTTTTTGGATAGCACAACAAATCGGCCAACTAGGGCATGGCAACAATTCTTTCTGAATTTGTTGAACTTCACCTCATCAACCACGGCAACAACCGGATCGGCAACGCTTCCGGCCAATCCCGTGGGGTTCATAAATATAACGGTAAATGGCCAACATTTTAAGGTGCCGTATTACAATATCTAAATGATTACTTTTCAAAAAGAACAAATCCAACCGTTTGCGAACGAAGCGATTGATTTATTTGAAAAACATTATGCGGAATTGGCGGAAAGAACGGATGTAATTGAACTTGATCCCGATTTTGAAAAATATCAAAAATTGATGGATTTAGGGATGTTAGAAATCCACACGGCACGGGATGATGGAAAGTTGGTTGGATATTCTTTATGGATGGTGATGAACCATTTGCACTATAAGAAAAGTGTAACGGCATCATCGGACATTCTATATATCCATTCCGATTATCGAAAAGGTATGTTTGGCTATAAATTTGTGAAATGGACAACGGAAGAAGTTAAAAAAAGAAAGCCACAAAGGATATTGTTCCACATGAAACCTCATATCGATTATGGGCACTTGGTAGAGCGATTGGGTGGGCACTTTTTTGAAAAAACATATTCGATAGTATTGGAGTAAGAACATGGGTGTTTCAGCAACGATTGATGCGGTGGCAAGTGCGATTGGGGGCGATGCCGTTGCCGGTGCCGTTGCCGATGGTGTGATAACCGATGCCGCCGCCGGTGCCGCCGTTGATGCCGCAACCGCCGCCGCCGGTGATGCCATAGCAAGTGGGGCCGCAACCGATGCCGTTGCAAGCGCCGCTACTGATGCCATAGGAACCGTTGGGGCAGATGTAGCCGCCGGTGCAACACCGGCCGCCGCCGCCGTGGATGCCGGTGCAACCGATCTAAGTGGAACTAGCCTAGCCGGAATGGGATCAACCGGAACCGGA